TTCCAAAACTTACAACCTGGTCAACAGCCTTCATGGTTTAGCCAAGTAGTTGTAACTTTGGGTATGACTACATCTGCTGCTGGTTTATCTTCTGGTCAAGTTGAAGTAACTTTACGTTACAACCAGAATGATATGAACATTGGTAACACTACAACTTACCCATACGGTAACTTTGACTAATTAATCCTCTTGGGGGGCTAAATACCCCCTTCTTTTAAAACTTAGGAGATTAATATGGCCAATCAAAGCCCAAGCGGTATTCCAAACACCAACAATTCGGTGATGTCAATTACTCGTGAATCAAGAACTGAACCATTTGAATTACAAGTGGCTCGTGGTCAGATTTATGGTCATAGTGTTTTAAATATCTATGGCTATCAAGCATCGGTAGGTACATCGTTTGTACCTGTATGGGAAGGAAATACTTCTTATACTTTCCCGTCATCTGCCATTCAGATGCACCTTGTTAGTTCTGTTAATACTGGTGCTGATGCAACTTCGTTGATAACTATTAATGGTTTGGATGCGAATTACAACCAGATTTCTGAAACTATTAAGTTGAACGGTACAACAGCTGTAACCACAGTGAAGTCTTATTTCCGTATCAATAGTATGTCAGTAACGAGTGGTGCTCCTACTGGTAACATCACTTTAAAAGATACATCAGATACAACTTTGTACGCAGAGATTGCAGCAGGTAACGGTCGTACTTTAATGGGTATTTATACCGTACCAGCAGGATATACTTACTATTTGAGCCGTATTGACATTAATACCAGTTTAAATGCTAATCCAGCAGGTTATGCAACATATCAAAACTATCAAACAAGTAATTCAGGTGTATCTACTGTTACTATCATAGCCCCATTTACAAACAATTATCATACACAGCGAGTAATGCCAAGACTTGTTGCTGAAAAAACAGATATTCAATTACAAGCAAAAGTTAGTACTGGTACTGCGGCTTTAACAGTTTCGCAAGAAGGTTACTTAATCGCTAACGGTAGCTAATCATGGCAACTAAGAAAAAAGGTGTTTCTCTCGCAGTTGGACGAGGTGAGAAGTTACCAGTATCTAAGGGCGCTGGGCTTACTGCCAAAGGTCGTGCTAAATATAATGCAGCTACTGGCAGCAATTTAAAAGCTCCACAACCTGAAGGTGGTGCCCGTAAGCGTTCTTTTTGTGCTCGTATGTCTGGCATGCCAGGACCGATGAAAGATGAGAATGGTAAACCAACTCGTAAAGCAGCTTCTTTAAAGAGATGGAAATGCTAAATGTCAGTATTCGAGATATTAACTTTGGTTTCGTACCTATTGGGTGGTATTGTGGCTTTTATCGTCAAAGATAAATCTGACGAACTTAAACGTCAGGGTATTCTTTTAAATAAAACTCGTGAGGAATTAGCTCGTGAATACATTACTAAAATTGAAGTGCGCACAGATATGGAACGGATTATTAACCGTTTTGACAGGATTGAAGAAAAGCTTGACCGATTTATTGAAGGGCATAAATAATGCCAAGTAAATCAAAAAAGCAGCATAATTTGATGGAAATGGTAGCCCATAATCCTAAGATGGCTAAAAAAGTTGGTATTCCTCAGTCAGTAGGTAAAGAGTTTGTAGCTGCTGATAAGGGTAAGAAGTTTGGTACAGGTGGCGGTGTTGGTGTAACTCGAGGCGGTAAAGGTATGATTAATCGTCAAGAGACAAGGTTTGGTAGCGTTCTAGGGCAAGAAAAGAATGTGCCAAATGTTAATTTAAACAAATACGTCGGAAAAAAGACTGGCGGAAAGGTGAAGAAAAAATGATGGCAACTAAAAAATTCTCTCAAAAAGAGACAATGGGTAGCGAGTCTATGGGCAAAGTTAAAACTGGCGCTCCTAGCATTGATGGTATTGCAGAACGTGGCAAGACCAAAACTAAATACCCAAAGATGGCTGGTAATACTATTGGCAATGGTCCTTTGGTTCATTGTAAATAATCATGGCACAAGACTACGCTAAAAACAGAGCTGTAGCATTGGCTAAAGAAAGAGCAAAAGACTACGAGATTTTTGGTTCTCGTGGGGATGCTGCTCGTACAGGTATGGAACAAGGTCGTATGGATCAAATGGGCAATGCCTATAAGAAAGGTGGAAAAGCTATGGAACACAAACACAACGTTGAGCACGTAAAACAACACGCTGCTGGTCACATGCACGAACAAGAAAAAGTAGCTAAGCATTATGGTAGCGAAGGTCATAAGATGCATCATGACCATGTAAAAGCTATGTGCGGTGGTGGCATGTCTAAAGGCAAACAAAAGTGATGGCGAGCCGAGGTATGGGCGCAGTTGCGCCTTCAAAAATGCCTAAAGCTAAAACGATTGTCCGCAAAGACAATCCTGATGATGTCACTATGTATAAAAAAGGTGGCGAAGTCTGGGACAAACCCCGTCCAAAAGGGCTTGGCAAACCTAAAAAAATGTCAACAGCTAAAAAGTCTAGCGCTAAAGCTATGGCTAAAGCAGCTGGTAGACCGTACCCCAATCTAGTTGATAATATGAGAGCCGCGAGGAAAAAATGACTTTATTTGATCACGTACTAGGCTACGTTAAAAGCGTAGGACATGCAGTAGAAGGTGAAGAGCATAAGCTATTACAAGAGTTTGTTACCTATTTGGCTAGCAATTCTGTAGTTGCTGGATTCTTTCAATACTCAGGAACTGACAAAGAAAAAGAAGTGGTAGCTAATTTTGCTTCTACTTTAATGCCAGCTGAACAGTTTGTAGCTCCTGCTATTCCTGAGCCTGTTGTCGAAGTTGCTCCAGAACCTGCTCCAGAACCTGCTCCAGTAGAAGAACCTGCTCCAGTAGAAGAACCTGCTCCAGTAGAAGAACCTGCTCCAGAAGTTAATCCAGACGCTCCACAGGAGTAAGCGATGTCTACATCATCCACTACGCTATTTAATTTAGATATGGGCGACCTCATTGAGGAAGCCTTTGAGCGTTGTGGTACGCAACTACGATCTGGCTATGACTTTAGAACTGCCCGTCGTAGTGTCAATATGCTTACTATTGAGTGGGCAAATCGCGGGATTAACCTATGGACTATTGAGCAAGGGCAAATTCCTATCAATATCAATGCTGGGCAAATTAGTTACCCAATTCCTGTAGATACCATTGATTTATACGACCAAGTTATTCGTCAAGGCACTGGGCAAAATCAAGTTGATATTAATCTTACCCGCATATCTGGGGATACATACCTCACAATACCTACTAAAAACGCTTATGGTCGTCCTATTCAAGTCTGGATTGATAGGCAGTCAGGTAACGTAGATGCTCTTCCTGTAACGGCTTTAACACAAGCTGCATCGGCAACTGATACTACTTTGTATGTAACATCTACCGCTAATATGCGTAGTCAAGGCTATATCAACATAGACGGCGAAACAATTCTTTACCAAAACCTTGGACAAGCTAATTCTAGTAATGCAAATCAGCTATTAAATTGCTATCGTGGGGTTAACAATACTACGGCAACTGCCCATAATTTAGGAGCTAGTGCCTATAATAATTTTTTGCCAAACGTCAATATTTGGCCTACTGGCAATCCTGGAACCCAATATACGTTGATTTACTGGCGCATGCGCCGTATGCAAGACGCTGGTACAGGTGTAACTACTGAAGATATTCCATTCCGTTTTATTCCATGTATGGCTGCAGGTCTTGCTTATTACTTGTCTATGAAGCTAATGGACATTAATCCTCAGCGCATTCCGATGTTAAAAGCGGATTATGAACAGCAGTTTCAGTTTGCATCAGAAGAAGATAGAGAGAAAGCGCCTTTGCGATTTGTGCCCCGCAACATGAATTATTATAGGTAATGTATGAAAAAACCTGTAGATAAAACTCGTAAAGAAAAACTAGTTAAAGGCTATGAAGGCCAAAAAACTAGTTTAACTAGAGTATTTAACGGTACAGTAGTAAAAGGCAAAAAGGTAAAACCAAATGCCAAATAAGTTTGCTTCTGGTAAACATTCAATAGCGGAATGTGACCGTTGTGGGCAGCGGTATAAGTTGCATGAACTAAAAACTCAAGTACTTAAAACTAAGCCTTATAAAGTTAAAGTCTGTCCACCTTGCTGGGATCCTGATCAACCGCAGCTACAACTTGGTATGTATCCTGTGTCTGATCCACAAGGTGTACGGGAACCACGCCCTGATGTGAGTTATTATTCATCAGGAAGCACAGGGTTATACATAAACCCAAATGCTAGTAATAATGTAAATAATGCTGGGTATCCTAGCGATGGCAGTAGGGAGTTTCAGTGGGCTTGGAACCCTGTAGGAGGAGCTAGTTATTTTGATAGATATTTAACGCCAAATAGCTTGATTCCAGTAATAACAATCGGTACAGTAACAATAGCAACTACTTAGGAGTATTAAAATGGCAAAGATGGAAAATATGAAAGAAGATATTAAGCAAGATAAAGCTATCGTTAAAAAAGCTTTTAAAATGCATGATGCTCAAGAACATAAAGGCGGAAAAGGTACTAACCTAGAAAATCTTAAAAAAGGCGGAAAAGCTGTAAAGAAAATGGCTAAAGGCGGCGTAACAGGACAAGCTATGAAAGCTATGGGTCGCAACTTAGCTCGTGCCCGTAATCAAAAACCAGGAAGCAAATAAAATGGCTACCCAAATCAAACCAACAACCAAAAACAGTTCGCCTATGCGCACTGGTCACGCTAAAAACAACGGTCCTGCAGAACAGTACGAAGCTAATGGCACCGGCGTAGCTGCTGAGCGTAAAGCAACAGGCCATGATATGCAAGATCCAAATACCTTAAGAGCTGATGAATTAGTTCCTGGTGGTCCTGCTATGAGTGTGTCTATTGGTAATAAAAATCGTGGACCAAAAACTGACGGTATTGAAATGCGTGGCGCTGGCGCTGCTACAAAAGGTCGTATGGCTAGAGGACCAATGGCTTAAGGATAAAACCTAATGAATTACTCCCAGTTATATAACAATATCCAAGCCTACGCTGAGAACACTGAACAATTGTTCGTGGCTAATATTCCTGTATTCGTACAGGAGGCTGAAGAACGTATATATAACTCGGTTCAAATACCTTCATTACGAAAAAACGTTACTGGCACGGCTACTGCAAATAATAAATACCTATCTTTACCAAATGATTGGCTATCAAATTATTCTATGGCGATAGTTGAGCCAAATGGAAATTATGATTATTTGCTTAACAAAGACGTTAATTTTATTAGAGAAGCATATCCTGCACCAACTACTACAGGTATGCCAAGATACTATGCATTATTTGGATCACAATATGGCAATATTAACGAGATGTCTTTGATTCTTGGCCCTACTCCAGATCAAAACTATACAATAGAAATGCATTATTACTACTATCCACCAACTATTGTTCAAGGTCAAATTACTGGTACAGGTAGTTTAAATGGTGGGTCGCTATATACCAATGGTGTATATCAAAATATTACCTTGTCTGGCGGTTCTGGAAACGGTGCAATTGCTGACATTGTGATTATTGGTCAAACTATTGTGTCTTGCAATATTACTTTTGGTGGTCAATTTTATGTCGTTGGCGACATCTTGACAGTACCTAATACTTCTATTGGTAACTCTGGCTCTGGATTCTCTATTTCAGTAGCAGCAATTACAAACACTAATGGTCAAAGCTGGTTGGGTGATAACTATGACCCAGTATTGTTCTATGGCGCTATGCGTGAAGCCATGATCTTTATGAAGGGTGAACAAGACATGGTTGCTTACTATGAAAAAATGTATCAAGAAGCATTAGCCCAGCTTAATCGTCTTGGAACTGGTCTCGAGCGTGGTGACGCCTATAGAGATGGTCAAGCTCGTATCAAGGTTAATCCATGATAGTTCAAGGCTCTACTACTACCTTTGCCCAGAATTTATTAAATGGCAATGAAAACTTTACTACAGGTACTTACTATATTGCCCTGTATAACGCTAATGCTAATTTGAATAATACGACACAGTCTTATACAACTACTAATGAAGTTGTTGGTACTGGGTATACAGCGGGTGGCCAGCCCTTAACTATTACAGTAACACCAACTGTAGACAATACTTATAACCTTGTGTATTTATCGTTTGCTAATGTAACTTGGAACCCTGCAGCGTTTACTTGCAGGGGTGCATTAGTCTACAATGCAGAGACAAATGCGGCATGTTTTGTTTTAAATTTTGGGTCTGACAAGACCTGTAATAGTAGCTTTACAGTGCAGTTCCCAGCAGCGACTAGTACGTCTGCTATTTTGTCTATTGGTAGCTATACTAGTGCTACTGTTGTAAGTTCTGGAGATTAATTATGCAAAAAGAATTAGCAAGCTGCGGTGACAACGCTGTAGCATCATTACAAGCAAACACAGGAACAAATGAAGTTCTTGGTGTTGAAGGCCATTGGCACGTTGAGTGCCGTGACGCACAAGGCAACCTTAAATGGACAGAAGAGTTTCCTAATTTAGTCGTAGCCGTAGGCAAACAGTTAATGCTTGATACCTTGTTAAAAGGTAGCTCTTACAGTGTTACTGGTCCTTACCTTGGTTTGACTAATGCTACCTTAACCCCAGCTGCAACAGACGTAATGAGCACAATTGTGCCAAGTAAAGAGTTCACTAACT